CCTTCGCCCACCAAACCGTAGGCAGCACCCGTTTTTGCGTCAAATTGGAACGGTCCAGAGGGTCCAGACGACAAATTGAACGCATTTTTTGCGTTTCCGTACCCGCTTTCAGCCCCATAAAGCTTCAAAACAGTGTTCGGAGGTACCTTTCCCGCCGTTTCAAGCTGAGAAATGTAGTCCTTTGTAGCTTCTGGGTCAGAATACTTCTCAAAACTCGACCCATAAGAAGGTCCGAGGTCCAAGGGCCGCACACCTGTCTGCTTCATCCCTTGTTCCGAGCCAAAGAACGGCACATTTGTGCCCGCCGGTGTCACGTCAATCGTCGGAGTTGTGTAAGCTTGCGACCGAATTGGACCCGGAGCCTGCGGTAAATACGCATTCGTCCCCTGAGACGGGAACTGATTCATCAAAATAGAAGGCATACCCAAGGATTGTGGGCTTACCGTATAGCTTCCCATGCCAGCAAAGAACGGGACATTGACCTGCGGTACTCCGACCGTGGGCATCTGACCGCCGGTCGCAGGGAAATACATCTGGGCAGCGCCGCCACCCTGAATAATCGTGGGACTACCATAGTAAGCAGCCGCCCCCGGACCACGGCCACCTGCTGATTCAGCAGGAGATAATGGACGAGCGTCCGTTACACTCGAACCTCGGCCCTGTGATTCCCAACCGCTCGGACCAGAAGGCTGTGCCAGACCGCCACCGCGATCCACACCATATCCGCCGCCACCGCCTACCGAGCCGCCGCCACCCGTGCCAAAGCCGGGCGTGTCACCGGCACGTGGATTATCAAAACCCCACGTATCAGCCATTATTGCCTCGCCATTTTAGTAGCCGCGACTCGTTGCATCGCCGTGTTAGCGCGGAGCTGTGCGATGTCTTCCATCGACTGCAACCGCTCCTGATCCTGATAAGCTTTTTGCGCCATCTTCTGCTGTTCCAAAGCAACCTTCTGTTGATCGTTGGTCGCCTTGTTCTGGATGTCTTGCGCCTTCAAAGCCAAGTTCTGCTGTTGGATCTGGATCAACGGATCTGGACCCTGCGGCGGAGCAAGCTGCTGCATCAACTGAGCAAGCATACCCGCTTCAGCCTTAGCCACCTCAACTTCCATCTCATGCGGCTGCAACATCATATTGATGCCCTGCTGCTGCATCTGCAACACGACTTGCTGCTGTGCAGCCAAGGACAGATGTTCGAGCACGTGGGACAGAAGAACGCCATACACCGCCGGTGATGCTTGCAACAAAGGCAGCTTCATAAAGCCGATATGCGTTTGGATATGGGCAATGTGATCTTGGTCCGGGAACACCTTCAAAGGTTGACCCCCCGACGGAATAACCAGCGACCGCGCATTCTCCAAAGCAGGGCTTTCCGGCACAGGCTTTGGAGGGGGCGGTAGAACAAGGTCAATGTCCGTGACACCCAACGCCGAATACATACGACGATACGCCTCATACATATTGTGCATCTGCGGAGCCTGCTGTGCGAGCTGCAACTGCTGCTGCGCCAGCGTGATCCGTTGTGTCATTGAGAAGATGTTCGGGTCGCTTACAGGCAAGACATCGATGCGGCCATCGAAATCCTGAGCCTTGACAGTGACGTCCGCACCTTGGACTTCATAAGGATATTCAGGCGGAAGATACTCAGCAAACACGTCAGCAAGAAGCTTCAGCTCCTGCATCTGGGCGAAGTGCATACGCTTGTGGACCGCTGACATGACACGCGAGCCACGCTCCAAAAGCGCAATCGTGGTACCAACAGGAAGCTCTTGGTTGGATTCACCCATTCCAAGGTCCGTGGTCCCAATAAATTTCTCCGCCGCCCCAATACAGAAGCCAAGCAACTGGAACAGAGTTGCTGACGGCTCCTTATAGGGAAGAGGTAACAGGTTGGCTGCAAGGTCGCCGCCCGGGGCATCGACATCGCGCCACTCGCCGGGTTGAATCGGGGTTTGGTCCTCGATCCTCAGACCTCGGGCCTTGAACCCGGCAGGAAGGTTAGCAAGAGTGCCTGCATCGACCAACTGGCGAAGAATAGAGGTAGATGCGCGACTGAGATTGCCAAGAAGATGAACGAGTCCAAATCCATAAAAGCCGAGGCCGGGGAGGAACTTGTAGTGGACGAAGAACTGGCGCTTGCGCTTTTTGACATCTTCTTCTTTCCAGTTACGGCGGATCGACAAGACCTGTAAAGAGGTCTTCTCGTAAGTCACCACATATGGAACCTGTAGACCGGTCTCAACACCGTTTTCGTCTTTGTCTTCAAAACCCTCAATATCCAAATAGCAATGGCATTCGTGCAACGTGTATTCGTTCGGTTCGACGGGGTCATCGACGCCCGTCGTGCGGTTGATCCGTTCTTGGATCTCGTCTTTGCCGCCGGACCACGGTTTGCCAAGTTCGATGTCCCTGTAAAATCCGTTGACCTGCAACCGTTTTAATTCATTGGGTGAATACTTCAAAACGTGCGTGACACGCTCTGCTGTCAGAAGATCACGAGCAGCATACGGTACAATCAAATCCTTCGGCTGAATGTACGGGCTCGTCGCACGACCAAGATAGTCATCATAATAAACCTTCTTGAACATCGATCCGCCGTAACCCAAGAAGTACAGCATCTGGTCGAAGTCAGGGTCATACTCTTCCATCACTTGCGTGATCTGGTAGTTCATGAACGTCTTGACGCGATCAGCCTGCGCTTCTTTCTCCGGTGTCACCTTACCGATGACCACGGTGCGAACAGGACCGCCAGACGGCAACATTTCCTTGTACGCCTGAGCTTGGAACTGCGTGACAGCTTCGTTCAGGATCGGATGCGTGACACCGGTTGCGCCGTCAAACGGCTCGGTGCGCTCTTCATAATTCAAGCCAAGAAGGACCATGCCCTTCTCGTACATGTGCTTCCATTCCTCACGACCACGATCATCTTCCGTGATCAGATCGTCGAGATCCTTCACAATCTTTTGCAGGAGCTTTTCAGGGAGGTGCTCGGCAAGGTTTGCTGAGAACTCTACGTCAGCGACGTAGTCCTCTTCTTCAACCTCGTCCGGAGCATTTTCCGGAGCTTCTTCCAAAGCTGCGAACGCACCCTCGTGTTCCGCGTCCCCCATTGCATCGTCCCGCATACCATCCAAGGTTCCGGAGTTTGATGATTTTTCTATGTTGTTAAAGGGGGACTGAGCCATCAGTAATAAATCCTTTTCACTTCCCGTTCGACCCGCTCAATAACCAGATCGTCGGGGTGTGTTAAAAACCCACCCTGTCGAAACCGCATCAGAGCTTGTGTCGCGGCGTCACAGTGGTCGTCATGTTCCCCGAATGGGAACGCAGCCATTTCCTCAATGACCTCTTCAGCCCAAGATGTCTCAGGATACCACACCAAACCTGCCTCGAATAGTGGGGCAACAGAGTTCATACGAGCGTGCTTATCATTACCTCGACTCGGTGTAAAATTCACCACCGGAATGCCCGAGGACCGAAGTTCTTGGGTCAAGGGCAGCCCCGCCGCCTTCGCTTCGATCAAGATCACTTCAGGGTCCCAGTACTTGCTCTCCTCAAAGGCAATACGCTTCAGGTCGGGGAACTCCCACCTACCCTTCTTCGCATCCAGCAAAATCACATTGGGCGGACTGTCCTCCCTCGGATAGAAGACGCCCCACGTCTGGATCGACGTAAAGTCAGCGGTCCGAGTTTTCAGGAACGCGGTATCGTAACTCTGCATAACATAATGGAGTCGCGGTATGTCGTCCTTGGACCAAGGCTTCCACCACTCGCGCTTGATAATTGCAGCCGTGTCAGATGTCGGCTTCTGCATGTACTGGGCGTTCCACTGTGTCAGCGGAATTGAAGCCTTGATCTTCTCAAGCTCCTCAATCTTCCAGTATTCCGGCCAAAGCGCAGCGCCGCTGTCCAAGATTGCCGGGAGTTCGATCACCTCCCACTGGTCAGCCTTTGGGTCCTTGGCGGCCTGTTTCAAAAGACGTGCGGTGAGGTCGTTCTCACCCCATCGTGTCATGACCAGAATGATCGCACCACCCGGCTGAAGACGCTGTCTAGGTCCTGAAGTATACCAATCCCACGCATTTTCCAGCGCCGTAGGCGACATAGCATCCTGTTCTGAATGAGGATCATCCACGATGAACAGATCAGCACCGCGACCCGCAATGTTACCGCCCACGCCTGCCGCGTAGTATTCCCCGCCATCATCCGTCTCCCAACGATACGCAGCCTTTGAGTCCGACCTTAGTCGAACGTCAAACAGGCCCTGATATTCCTTTGTCTCCATGAGGTTCTTGACCTTACGACCGAACCTGATTGACAGATCCGCCGTGTGGGTCGCCTGCATGATCTTCATGCTTGGCTTCTTGCCAATCATCCAAGCAGGGAAGAGAAAGCTGGCAAACTCAGACTTTGTATGACGAGGTGGCATGTTAATAATCAGCCGTTTCAACTCGCCCCGAGCAACAGCCTCAAGCTTCTCGGCAACCATCTTATGATGCCTGCCCCCGATAAAGGAGGGCCACATCATCGCTACAAAGTCCATGAAGTTTTCTTGGGCTTTGTCGTATGCCTTAAATTCCTTAGCCCGGTTCATAAGCGCCGCAAGTCGGCGGAGCTTTTTGGTATTCTCGTCTTCTACAAGCACTATTTGGCTCTCCAAGCTCGGTTCTTTGAGCGTGACATGACACGAAGATTTGATCTGGCATTCGAACCGCCGGACCGAACGGGCTTGATGTGATCGACATCTTTGCCGTCGCCCTTGCTTACAAGGCCCGCTTTAGCTAGTTTCTTGCGAGCTTCATTACGCATTGACCGCTTTTTGATGTTTTCAGGGGTAGCGTTGTACCCCCGGTCCATCTTACGGATCTGCGACGGGGTACGATGGGATGACGGATCACGCTTCTCGTGTTTCACGTGAAACACCTTTCTGTTTGCCAACAGGTTTAGAAGTAGACTTATACGACATAGCACGGTTCTTCAGCAAGGTGTCAGTAGATCGGCAAGATCGATGTTGGGAATGGAAGGGTGCTTTTGTCACCGACGGATATGGAACCTTCCACGTACTTGGCAAACACTACCTCGCCCACCGCTTCAGCTACATGCTGGCAAACCAAGAAATCGATTCAAACACAATCGTCAGACATAAGTGCGATAACCGATGGTGTGTAAACCCATACCACCTAGAGTCAGGGACCCACGCCGACAATATGTCAGATCGTACAATGCGGGGGCGGACGCCGAGGGGACCCCGTAACGGAAATGCAAAATTGACCGAAGATGATGTCCGTGCCATCCGGAAAGATACTAGATCTTCGTCAAAAATTGCCGCCGACTACGGAGTCGGCAGCGACACTATCAGACGGATCTTGTCCCGCCGGAACTGGAGATACCTTGCAGACTAGTGGTAGTCCTGAAGGTCAACGTCAATGATTGGCTCGTCCGTGTCATCGTCCATGACAATATCACCAATCTCAATCGCCCGGTCGCCGTCGATCAAAAGAACCGGCTCGTCAAAAGCCGCCATGAACTTTTCAAGGTCTTCTTCCAGTTCCTCAATGGTATTCCCCATCGGGGCCATGTTGGCCTCGGACCAGAACTCAATCTCGTCGTCATCTCCGTAGTAGACTTCCTTGATCGCGTAGATGTCCTCCTCCAAAGGGCTGCCGCCGGGGATTAAGAAGACGCGATAGTTCCATGTCATGACAGCCTCCTGTTTTGATTTTTTTATACTACCACGGGGTGCCGGGGACCCAAAGCCGTTTTGCTCGTAGGGGGGTCGGAGGACTTTTTTGCGTTACTCACATACCCTGAAAAATCGGGATTATAGGACAATCGCTGCGGACGCGGGCCCGATTTAGGGGGTCCGAGGTCCGTGACACGATCCCCCCTGTCATCTGACATTGGGCAAGGGACCCGAAGCCCCCATGACATGCCATCTGTCACCGTGTCACGTGTCATGACACATGGTCATCTTACGTTGTGTCATCCGTAACGTGACGTGACGTTCGGTCATCTTACGTTTCGCAACGTGACATGACGCATGGTCAAAGGACCGTTGACGTTACGCAACGGCAAGCGGTGCTCGGATCTCGGGGCTCGTGTCACGTGTCACGGGGCTCGTGACATGGTCCGCGACACAATGACACAGAATAAAAGTGACATGTCAAAAATTTGACAGGTCTGGGGTCGAGGGCGGCGGGCCTTGTTTTTTGTTATCTTTCAAGGGTTTATTCCATGCCATGACATAAATTCACTGTTTTCTTGCGACGTGCCAATTTGATTTGACACGGGGCGCCGAATCATGCCAAGAAAGCGGCATGACAAGCGCGGGGCTTGTCACTAGAAAGCAGAAAGAAAGAGTCATGAATTTATCAGCCGAACAACGTAGCGCCCTTCGTAAAGCTATCGTCTCGCATGACGGATGGGCTTCTTACAAGAAAGCGCGTGGTGACATGTCGATTTCATCTTACTCGAAAGATGAAATTTTGAGCGCGGCGCGCGCCCTTGGAATTGATATCGAAAGCGCCATCAAGGGCGAAACGAGCACGAGCGAAACAACGGAAAGAAAGCCTGCCATGACAACAGAAAGCGAAACAACAAAGCCCGCCATCGCGTCGCCATCCTTCGACAAGAATGAAGCGGGCCTGCCTATATGGCATCTAGTGAAGGGCCACGCCCTTTCGGAAATTTTCGATCAAATCAAGCCCGCCATCGAAAAAGCTTTATCAAACGTTTCGACAGTCAAAATCGAAATGACGTCAAACGGGGTGAAGGTAGGGGAAAGCGCGGGCCATCATCATCCAATGTTCAGCACGCTTTGCCGTGTCCTGTCATCGCGTCAAGCGGACGGTTTCGCCCCTAACGTTTGGATCGCGGGCCCTGCCGGATCAGGAAAGACGCATAGCGTGAAAGCTTTCGCCAAGGCGGCGGGCTTGCCTTTCTACTATAACGGCGCGTTGCGCGACGCTTTCGAGCTTATCGGATATAAAGACGCTCACGGCGTTTACCATACTACGCCCTTCCGCGAAGCTTACGAAAAAGGCGGCGTCTATTTGTTTGACGAAGTTGACGGTTCGGACAATGCCGCTTTGCTTGCGCTTAACGGGGCGCTTGCCAATGGCATCGCAAGCTTTCCGGACGGATTGATTGAACGTCATCCAGATTGTCGCATCATTGCGACAGGCAACACATGGGGCTTAGGCGCGACGGCGGACTATGTCGGGCGCGGAAAGATTGACGCCGCCTTTCTGGACCGTTTCGGCGTTCGCTTGTCATGGGGCTATGACGTCGCGCTTGAAACCGCAATTTCAGGCAATGCCGATTTTGCGCGGCGTGTCCAAGCGGCGCGTGAACGTGCAAGCGCGGCGGGCTTGAAAGTGCTTATAACGCCCCGTTCATCCATTGCGGGCGCGGCGCTTATCGCGGCGGGCTTCACTCATGATGAAGCAATGGCGATGACATACGCCGCCAATCTCTCGAATGATCAGAAGAAAATCATCGAAGGGCGCTCGTGATCGAAACGCGAAACAGGAAAGGGCTTCACCATGCACACAATCAAGCTTGACGTGATCGAAACGTGTCCGAAAACAAACGGTAAAGACGTGTTCTTAATCAGCGATAATCTCTCAGGTTTTATCGAAAGGGCGCATATCGTGCCGCAAGATAATCCAAACCGGAAGCAATGCACAGACAAGGAAAAGTGGACCGGAAAACAAAGCTATGACACGGCGCTTAATTATGCGCGAAACGGTGATCTTTCCGGTGTGCCCGCAAGCGATGCGTTCTTGTCACGTTTCGAAAGCTTACATGCGGCGCGCCCCGCTTGGGCACGTGTCGCGGACGTCATCGGCTCTTCTGCCATCATAAGCGCCGCAATCAACGGTCACCCGCTTTCGATGCGGCGTCGCGTTCGCGTCGCATCGGAAAGCGCCCCGCTTGCGGTGTGTGTCGATCTTGTCTCTTCTGGTGGGATAGGCGCGGAAACATTAAAAAAGCGCGGGGCTTTGATCCTTGCTCTTGTTCGCGCCCTTTCCGCTTTGCGCCCCGTCGAGTTATGGTGTGGCGGCTCTTCGCTTCCGTTCGATTGTGAAGACACGTTTCACATATGGTGGCGCATGGACACAAGCCCGCTTGATCTTGCCCGCGCCGCGCATGTCATGACGTCGCCCGCTTTTTCACGAGGCTTGCTCTATGGTGTGATGAGCGACGCCGCGAAAAGCTTTAGCGGCTTGCGTTGGCCCTATAACAATCATTCTTGGTCTCGTGCCAATATGCGCCCCGTCTTATCGCGTGTCATCGGATCAGGAGACATGCTTTGCATTGCCGCGCCCCATGCGGCGGACCGCTTAGTCGATGAACCGGAAGCTTGGTTTTCAGACATGCTTAAACAATATGGCGGGCTTGATGATGAAGCTTGATCTAATGGAAGCCCTTGGGCTTGAAGTGCGAAGCGACGGGCCCGATGGGCTTGTCGTCTTACGTCACGGCGCGGTTGAAGCTTGGATTATTCGATCATCGCGTGATCGCAATTTGTGGAAAGCTTCTAATGTGCGCGGTCAATTATTCGAAGAGCGTTCGGGATCTCGTATTCTGGACCGCATCGCGGAAAACTTAGCGCCCCGCCGCGCTTGATCTTTCAGCCCCGCTTATGTCATCGGCCCCGCCATCCGTGGCGGGGCTTTTTTGTTGCGTGTCATCCTCCAAAGGTATCTCAATAAGCGCAAGCTGATAACCAAAGACCCGCGCAATTTGTGCGGCGGTTGACAGTTTCATGTCACTGTTTTCGCTTACCTTTGTCAGCGTGGCATGTGACAGGCCCGCGAGCTTCAGGAGCTTGCGTTGACTTATTTTGTAGGTGTCACGATTTTCAGCCGCCCATCGGGAGAATTGAGCAGTGGTTTTCAGGTGTATGATTTTCTCAGGCATCCGCGCACTCATCCATTGCAGAGCAACTTTCCAATAAAGCTTCTCTTATAAATTCAATCATCGCCGCCCAATCAAAGGGCTGTGTCATTACAAAGTCAGGTTCGACCAAGGCGTCCGGTTCGTTCAGGTCCACGATCTTGTCACACGCAAAAAGATAGATCGTGTCGTCTTCTGGGTGGCTGATGACATTCCAGACATTCCGAAACACCTTCGAGCGGCTGAACTGCCACGACACTTGATGTGGCCTCCAAAGTCCCGCCGTCTTAAACCTCTTTGTCTTGCAGACCTTCAGCTCCAGCCAGAACTCTCCGCATGACATGGCCCCGTTTATGTCAGGAATACCAGCTCCGACACGTGCCTCAATCCGCGTCCACTGAACGCCCTTTTTGGTTCCCGCCTGTAAAGACCTCCACATCTTTGCTTCCGTTGTCAGTGGTATCTTTCGCGGCATCTACTACCTCGCCTTCATTCGGGACTACATCGATAACAACAGACGGTGACAGGAGAGCTGGCAACTCCTCCTGAAGCCGTTTGATTTCAGCGTAAACTTCCTCACGGGACATCTGGTCGATCTTGCCGACCATGATCTCAGACCGTGACACGTAGAACCCAGCCGCCTGTCCGCGAGACTTTTCGGCTGCCACGGCTGCGGTGAAGTTTCCCTTCTCCATCGCCGCGTCCCTGATCTCCGCCATCTTGCTGACATGGCTGTCGAACGTCAGGTCTGTCCTGATTGCAAGCTGTTCCTTCATCTGTCGCACCCTCTCCACTACTTTGGGGAAGTAAGTCGGGTTCATAAGCTTGGGGCCATATACATGACACCACTTCTTCGTGAAGCCCGCTTTAGCCGCCGCCTCCGTGTAAGACATATTACCACCCGCCACGTAGCGGGCAAACCTCTCTTGCTTTTCAGTGATCCCCAATTCCCTGCGGGGATTGCCGACCGCCCGTAGCGCGGGAAGGTCAGGCGGTATCTTACGGATGTCCTTCACCCTCCGGCGAATGAAACGTCCCATGTCACAACTCCTGTCAGGTTGCAGAGATAGCCAGCTTGAACTGTCACTACAAGGGTTTTGCTATAAGGAGATGGGGAAACAATCTAAGCTATTGATATTATTACATAAAGGCGTTTTTCTTACCAGATCATGATCGATCACCTATTGTCTTGCTCGCACGTCTACACAGAATAGACTGTTGGATAGACATATAAAATGGCAAGACTCAGACATTCAATGGCACACCCCCTGTCCGAAGTGTTGCCGATGTCTTTCCTTGTTTTCTGTTTAGTTATCAATGACTTACGAGTTTTGGCAAGACTAGCCAGACTCTTTTGGGAAAAATTTGAGAAAAATAAAATTCTTCTAAACGGGTAAAAACGCCCTATCCCCCTTTCCAACTCTACTTTTCTTCTTTGTTTTCAATAGTTTATAGAGGAAAGACTCTGTATCGACTCTGTAGAATAGACTATGAATAGAATGATCTTTTCTTCTTTATTTTCAATAACTTATCCCATTAGCAAGACATCAGACACACTCTTTGTCCAATTTCTTCTTATAGCAAAACCCCCTTTCCAAGTTCCGAGGTCCGAGGCCCACCCAGCTTGACACCTGTCACAAGCTCTATTATCTATCATTTCGTTGTCTATTTACTCTAACCAATGTCACAAGGAGACTGACGCATGACAACTGAATTTGAATTTAGTGTTGATGATAACATTTCTTATGACCCGACCAAGTATAAGCGTGGGACGCAGAAGCGGACCTTTGACATTGACAAGATCAAGGTTGGCTCAAGCATATTGGTTTCTGATCGGGCTGAACGTGGTCTAGTGACGTCTTCTTTCAACTATTACTGCAACAAGTATCCTGACCTTTATGGTCACATGACAGTGAGGAGTGTTCCGGAAGGTGAGGCGGGCTATCGCGTGTTCTTCTTGGACAAGAGCAAGGTTTGATAAATTACTTTTGATGAAACCATAGCTTCATTGGGAGTAACTAAAGCCTGTTTAATGAAACTATAGTTTAACTTTTCTCTCTTCATGGCCCTGTTTTAGGGGGGAATGAAACTGTAGCTCGATTGAGCAACACCCCTGTCAATTTGATCTACCAGTTTGGTCAGATTTTTTGTTCCCGTTGACATCGGTCCGAGGTCATGCTTGATTGGTCGGGCTGGCTTCATGCCAGTAAGCATCGCCTAAAGAACGGTGCTGATTTGCCCAACAACTTTGAACCTTGTTGGGCAATTTTGGGGAGCGTGATCAGCGCAACAATCACGCTCCCCACCATAACCCATTGAAAACATTCACAAATAAAAATTTTATCCACAGCCGACAATTTTATTTGACAGGTTGTGGAAAAGTGCTAGTCTGTTTTCACGGTCGAAGAAATGATCGAGGTCAGAGAAACAAGAAAGGAATGCAGTATGTTTTCAATCCATAAAATCGAAGCCGTTTTGGTTATCAACGGCGAGAAGTCCATCTTCGATATCATCTTCACGAGTGAGGACGATGCGGAGAAAGCTGTCGATTTTCTTCAACACTTGGAAGAGACGGTTGCCCTGCAACACACGGCGATTGAGCCTATGACCTTTGATGAATTTAAGGATCGTCTTGGCAAGCGCATCGATGAGATCAGGAAAGACTATCCTGTTAAGAAGCTTTTCGAGGCAATGGTCGCCGCGAACAAAGTTGCCGCCTGATGGGTGACTCTGCCCACAACCGCGACGGCAACGGGTGAACGTAGGCCCATGACAGGTTTCAACAATTTACTGTCATGGGATAGGCGAGACAAGGCATTGTTCGGGACCATCAGAGCAGGCATGGTGTTCATAGACCCGTGAAACGATGCAAGCCGTCACTTAACCCTTTAGAACTTTGGAGAAAGACAATGTCAGATCACATAAGCAAACAGATTACATATTTGGTCCGCGTTCGGCGGTCACGTGTCGAGGATGCCATCATCCCCGTTGTCGCCATGACGGCGGAAGAGGCTTGCAAGATGGCGTTCGAGCAACGTCATGAGAACTTCTTGAAATGGGATCAGGTCGAGAAGCTACACTATAAAGGTGAAGTCGTTGGAACCCGTGGTTTTGTTAACGAGGGGGCCGTGTGATGGGACTCGATATGTATCTCGACGGTCGGAGGTTCTTGTTTAAAGAACAGTTTGACGAGAACGGTGACAAGATCAGGATGATTAACGTGGACCTTGGTTACTGGCGCAAGAACTACAATCTCCATACTTATATCATCGATCAATTCGCGGAAGGCGTTGATGATCGTGAAAATGTCGAACTTCAAGTCCGGAACATTCAACAAATCTTGGAAGCGTTACGAAACGGCGAGATAGAGGAAGACGAGGTCGAAAAGAATACTGACATCGCCATATTTGAACATGCTATCGAGTGGCTGACCAAGGTCGAAGGAGATAAAAACGAGTTTCGGTCTATCATCTATCAAGCTTCGTGGTGACGTGTCATGGACATTGTTGAATGGTTGCGCGGGGTATCTAGCGAACACAACATGTATCGTTGCGAAGAAGCCGCTGACGAGATTGAACGGTTGCGGGAAGCGTTGAAAAGCATAAGTAAAATTCCCAACAGTGAAGCGGCCTATGGCATCATTCAAACATTTGTAGATGACGCGCTGAAGGAGAAAGAGTGATGACAAAGAATAAAATGATTTGTGATGTTTGCGGATCGGAGAATGTGTCACGTGACGCATGGGCGTCATGGGATTATGAAAAGCAAGAATGGGTTTTGCAAAGCGTATTTGACGATGCTTTCTGTCATGTTTGCGAAGACCTGACGGGGATCGAAAAGGTCGAGGAGAAAGAAGATGCCTAAGTTTATCGTGACACTGCTGTCATACCAAGATGTCATCGTCGAGGCCGATAACGAAGTAGAGGCCGAGCATATCGCTTTACACATGGACCCCGATAATTGGAGCGATTTGGAAACAGACGGTTACACCTATGTCGATCCGTATGACGGTGACAAGCCCGCGTTTAACCAGAAGGAAGAAAGCAAATGAGAAACAATGTGTCATCATCTGTCAGCTTACAAAGGTCCGATGACCGAGGTCATATCCAAACTGATCTTGAATACAAGGATGGTATGCCATCAACTGTTCTCATATCACAGATGATCAATGGCAAGACGAGCCATGTTGAGTTGACCATGTCAGAGTCGAAATTCTTTCGTTATGTCATGGGTGAATTTGAAAACTTCTCACGCCTTGCCGTTCAGATGGAAGATAAAGACGACGATGAATTTCTCTAAAACAAGGACGATGAAATGATTACTGGAGAGGATATAAAGGAAATGCAAGAGAACTTAACCCAAGAAGAAATCGATGACATCATGCTTCGTGTTCAGATGAACACAAAGAAAGGCGTGTTTGATATCTTGAACCAATACAAGGATGACAGCCGAAAGGTTGTATCAGAGGCTATGACATACGCCGCATCTTCTGCGATTGAGGTCGGTGTCACAGGTTTAATGATGATGTGCAATGGTCAGCGGAAAGCGGTTGTAACGCTTCTTGAACAGTTGCTTGATCACGTAGAAAAAAACGTAAAGGAAGAACTCAATGCTAAAGAATGAAGTCCACGGGTTGAAAGTGTCACGCGACGTTGCGAAGACAATGTTTCCCGAAGAGTATGCAATCGGGGAAGCGTTCGAGAAGAAGTTGCAAGCTTTGATCTCCGAGACGTTAGAGGAGAATAAGGGAAAGGGCGTGAAGGCTTTCAGCGCGATCAGTGCATCGATGACAATGGAACTTGTAAAGCTGTTTGCTATCAGCGGGACTGATCCTGTCAGTGTCATCAAGACATTCACTGATGTCATGATGTCTGTCTATTCGGACGTCGCAGAAACTTACAAGGAAAAATATGGCAAGGCTAAGTGACGAGGAGAAGGAGAAGATCGCTAGGTCTCTTGATCTAGCGGTCGATAAAGCGTCAAGCGCACTCATAAAGGCGGGGGTTCCACAAAACCTTGCCGAGTCCGCTTGCGTGGACGCGATCAGTCAAAAGATGACTTTGCTGAACATTGAACAACAGGACACAAAGATCGCACGTGCGGCGGTCTTTGCGCTCCACTGCGAGAGCGTCATGCACATGCTCCTGTATAGGTTGTTTGATGTTGCAGAGGTGTCTGGACTTGCAAACACGGACGAAGACGCAATGAAGGCGCAGACGATTGTCATCTCAAACCTTCTCGGTCACGTGATCGATGGGTGTCTGATGACGATGGAAACAGAAGAAGAAGCACATGACTTGTTACAAAACCTTGTGAAGGTTCTTTGGAATGTCATCAAGGTGAAACGTGCTCATGCTGACATGGAAGACGAATCAAATGCTGAAGGATCACCAAGTATTCACTGATGTCACTGACATGGTGTCACATTACAAAGAGGTGCGTAGGAACTTACATAAAAATGTTTATGTTCCAAAACCAAGGGCCGAGGTCCCAGAACCGCCGCGCAAGAAGAAACTTCTTGTGACAGAGGGGCAGAAGACCAGACCTGTCTTGAGTTTCGATCCGAAGTATATTGAAGAATATGAGAGGAGCATGGCAGGACTGAGAGCCGCGAACAAGATCAAGACCCCCGACTCTCTGACGATGCGGGAGATTGTTCGACAGGTTGCCGAGAAGCATAAGTTTGGTGTCGTTGACATCACCACGCCGTCGCGTCGGTTGAAGGTCGTGGCGGCACGTCATGAGGCGTTCTATCGGATGCGTCATGAACTGGGAATTTCATATCCGAGGATCGCCGCATTCTTTGGTATGGATCACACGAGCGTCTTACACGGCGTCTCAAATCACGAGAAGAAGCTACAGAAGGAGAATAACAGTGGCAGACATTGATAAGTTATTGGACGACCGCAACAAGCAACACGGTGACTACAAGGAAATGTCCCGTATTTCGCAGTCCATTAAAGAGGTTTTGAAGACGGGATATAATTGGGAGAAGCTTCCCGATGCCCATAAAGAGGCGCTGGAGATGACAGCAGTAAAGATCGCCCGCATCCTGTCAGGTGACAGCGGTGTCAGGGATCACTGGGATGACATCGCTGGCTACGCGACTCTTGGTTCTAAATACGGGTCGAGCCCGACGAATGTGTCGTTTGATCTCCGCAAGGCGATTGAAAAAGCATCTTGATTTTGAAACGGTTTCGGGGTCTGATTGGCCCCGAAATCATTTGAAAGGTTAAGAGATGAAGGACTACGGCTATTTATTTTGTAAGGGCGAGACATGCCCAATGTCTTCGACCTGTTATCGTTGCCCTGCAAGCGGGTGGGAAATAGAAGGACACGAGGAATGGTTTGTCGATGAGCCTTACTGGCGCATCCCCGAAACCACCATCACACTTTGCGACTTTTACTGGAAGAAGGCCGATGACAAAAAAGAAACCCAAGCTGACACCGGAACAACAGAAGAAAATTCGTGATGCGATCCGCATCTCGAAAATGCGGATGACGATTGAGAATAAAAAGCCAGTTGTGACATTGCCTAAACTTAAGTTTTTGGAAAAGAAAGATGAATGAACATGCGCTCTTTTATTGTTGCGACCTCTCTTCTGTTCGCTAGTGCGGCGTCTGCCGCCGCGCCGTCGATGCTTTGCAAGGCGACTGATGTCGAGGAGTATTACAGCGTCGTCGCTCCTGAAAAGGGGAAAGTCCTTTTTCAAGTTAACTCCGGAACTTTTCTTGAAGGCGTGGGAGAGTCGCTCGGTGACAGGATCATTGCCATCACAATCAACGCGACGAACGGCGACATTCACATGGTCGTCGATATGAACACTGACAGGGGTTTGATCCGCATCCAATATAAGGACGGTCGCGTTTATCAGCATCCAATAGTTTGCGCTTACAAGTGAGGGTAGTATGAAAGCCGAATGGAAACCAATAAAGACAGCCCCGAAAGATAACATCATGCTTTTGTTGTGCTCAATGCAAGACCCTGAAAACCCCCTTATAGATGTAGGGTATTGGGAGACGTGCGCGTTTTGGACCGGAAAACCAAAGTGTAAGCCTCGGTGGGAATGGCCCCATGTAAACGTAAAACCTACTCACTGGATGTCTTTACCGGAGCCGCCAAATGATCACCTTAGATAACCTGACAAGCAAAGAATGGTCTGACCTCGTGGCGCATCCAAACACAACACGTGGCGATGCGATGTATGCGTTTTGTGCGGGCGAGCCGTTGGACTTTAATCCGTATGACACGGACCATCCGAAGCATCAGTGGTGGGCTGAAGGCTACGCAATAGCAAAGGCTGACAAGGGGTGTTGGGAGCGCCGAGAGCGTAACTCAAAGTTTCGCAAGGACAATGTCTGACATGGGGTATCGACTTCTTATAGCGATGGCGATTTTTGATTTTATTGTTGCCATTGGTTTCTTCGTCGAGGGTAAGTATCCTTGGACGATTATCTTTGTTTGCGCGACCATCAGCAACATCGCATCGCTGTGGCTTCTATGAAACCGACGATGGCTATCTTCGTACACCACCCTGAATGCTCTCAGGATTGCGCTGATGGCATGGTGACAGCCTTGTCACCAGACTTTGACATACGGATGTTTGATGAAAGAGAACTCAATGAAGGTAGATTTGACGACATTGACATCGTTGCGTTTGGCGGTGGAATCGGGGACGCGGATCGTTATTACGATTTCTTCAAACGAAGAGAAGGAAACACGATTGCTGATTTCGTGTCACGAGGGGGAAAATACCTCGGCATCTGCATGGGTGCTTACTGGGC